GCTTGGTACACATGGCACAAAGACCTGACTGCCGGGAACCTTGTCTACCTAAACACTACAGCAGCCCAGGCAGCAAGTGCAGCTATCTCTGTATCAGGAACAACGCTGACACTCACCCAAGCAACCATTGGCAATGGGACTTACATCGTCTACGCATGGGCACACGATACAGCAAGTACCGGGATGATTCAGTGTGGGACGTTTACGACGGATGGGAGTGGGAACGCTACGGTTAATTTGGGGTGGGAGCCTCAGTATTTGACGCTAAAAAGTATGGTTACTTCCAGTTGGCAGACGCACGACGGGTCACGTGGATTTATCACTGACGGCAGCGGTACGGCGAGGCTCTATCCAAATCTAAATTATGAGGAAGATTCTAGAGGACCTCTAGTTACTGCAACAGGGTTTAAAACATACTCTGCGGGTATTCACACGTCTGAAACCTACATCTACCTAGCAATCCGTCGTGGCCCCATGAAGGCACCTACTGTTGGCACGCAGGTCTATAACGCGATTGCTCGCACGGGTACAGGCGCTTCTGCTACGGTTACAGGGGTGGGGTTTCCACCGGATTTGGTGATCGGTAAAGAACGCGGATCAACTGGTGCTCCAAATTTTACCGACAGACTGCGCGGAGCTACTTACGAACTGCTGTCCAGTGGTTCGGCGACAGAGGCGGCATTTGCAAATGATCTGACCTCATTCTCAATGGGCGGATTTGCGCTTGGTAGTGGAGCATCTGGGCAGAAGAATACCAATGCCTCTACATATATTGAAGAATGCTTCCGACGCTACCCAGGTGTGTTTGATGAGGTTTGTTTTAGTACCGATGGTTCAGCAGCTTATTCTGGATCGCATAACTTAACTGTGTCTCCAGAGATGGTGATTTACAAAGCTAGAGAAACTACAGGCTCTTTTTTCGTCTACCATAATTCATTCCCATCAACATCTTACTTTTCCTATATAGACGGGACTGCGGCTAAAGAGTCTGCCGGTGCGGCGTGGTTAACATTCTCTGCAACTGCTTTCGGTGTTACAGGACAAGTTGGAAGTGCCTCGAAAACGCAGGTCGCCTACCTCTTTGCCACCCTAGCAGGTATATCCAAAGTCGGCAGCTACACAGGCAATGGCTCCAGCCAGACTATCAACGCAGGGTTCACCACAGGCGCACGGTTCATCCTCATCAAGCGCACTGACTCAACGGGTGACTGGTTTGTATGGGATTCAACACGCGGGATCGTAGCCGGGAATGACCCGCACCTGAGTCTCAATACAACCGCTGCTGAAGTCACCACAGACGACTCTATTGATCCGGATGCTTCTGGGTTTATCGTCAACGAACTTGCCGCAACTCACATCAACGTGACTTCAGCCACCTACATCTACCTTGCCTTCGCTTAAGGACAACCATGAACTACATCGACACCAGTACCAAGGCCGTGCACAGCGAGCAGGCCCTTCGTGCCATATACTCAGACACCAGTTTCCCTACCCCGTTCGTGCCTCCTACAGGTTACGTTCTGGTGTTCGATGCCCCACACCCCGCGCACGACCCGATTACCCAGACGGTAAAGGAGTGGCCGCCTGTTCTCACAGACAAGGGCCATTATGAGCAGGCCTGGGAAGTGGTCAGTTTACCCCCTGACCAAGTATTACTGAATAGAGCTACGAAGGCTGAGAATGACAGGACAGTTGCTAAGGCCCAACGGGAAGTGGCGGTAGCGTCCATTAAGATCACTACCACGGCTGGACATACCTTCGATGGTGATGAGGTATCTCAAGGTCGCATGGCACGGGCTATCATTGCCCTGTCCACTGGCCTGGCACCCTCAGTCAATTGGGTACTGGCTGACAACAGTGTGATCCAGGCCACTGCAGCGGAACTTACCGAAGCGCTGGTGCTGGCTGGGCAAGCACAAGCCTCACTGTGGGTGCTACCATGATCTTCTCAAACGTTATCCCAGAGCCGCGTGACCCGCGTGACTTCCAAATCCAGGTTCCGGTGGGGTTGACTCCAAGCCTCCCGCAGCGGGTAGACCTTCGGCAGTACGCAGGGCACATAGAGGATCAGGGCAGAGTCAACAGCTGCGTAGCAAACGCCACAATCTCGGCGCTTGAAATCCTGCTGACCAAAGCGGGTAGGTTCGAGCATTTGTCACGCCTGTTCCTGTACTGGGATTGCCGCCAGTCCTACGCAAACCTGCGTGGTGTAGATGGCGGTAGCTACCTTAGCGACGGTTTCAAGTCGGCCTACAAAGACGGAATCCCGAAAGAACTAACTTGGCCCTACGACCCGGCGCAGGTAAACGTACAACCAAGCCCTGAAGCCTATGCTGAGGCGCTGTTACATAAGGTGGGAGTCTATCAACGGGTAGGCGACTTCACGAAGCCCGCAACTGCTCAGTGGTCCCTTGAAATGGTCAAGACCACGCTTGCGATGGGATACCCGGTGACTTTCTCAGCGTACGTGTCAGACCGCATTTTTGCCATCACTGCGACTGACAATCTGTACGACCCCGTGGGGGTTAGTAGGGCGAAGAATGTCGGCGCTCATGCACTGTGCATCGTGGGCTATGACGAAGCGAAGCAGGCCTTCGTCGTCGAGAATTCATGGGGCACTAGCTGGGGTGACCAAGGTTACTTTCTTTTCTCTTACAGGGCACTGACCGATGCCTGTTTCGACGCATGGACGTGCACCGCTTTCGATGGGGTTGCCTTTGCGCCCGAGTGGCACTTCCTGCTGAATCCACCCATGACCGCATCCATTACGCCTGTACCCACGCAGTACAAGGCCACTGAGCAATCAGTGGACATGTGGATCGCATTTGATGTGGCTATCAGTGGTGGGACGGGGCCATTCACATACGCATGGACTACCTCGGATCAACTGTCCGTCATCACGTATGCGGATACTCAAGTGGCGAAGGTCTACGCACTACTGAAGGGATGGACGCCGGGTGAAGCTCGAAGCGTTACTGTGACATGCGAGGTAAGTGACTGCTCAGTACCGACACAGCAATCCGTAAAAGTGCAAACCCTGCTACGCATCACCAACGCTGTGCGGGTCAAAGACGACATTTACTACCTCTACAAGTACCTACTGAATCGGGAACCTGACGATGCGGGGTACGCGTATTGGGAAGCGATGCTGCCTAGCATGGGAATCTACAACATCACGCAATTTTTCTATAACCTGCCGGAGGTTCAGGCAGTCTATGGTGGTACCAGCAACCAAGACTTTGCGCTGGATCTGTACTGGAACATCCTGAAGCGGGCTCCTGACGGCGAGGGGCTGACGTATTGGATCGGGCGGCTCAATGATGGCATGCCAAGAGTCAATGTGATTTTGACTTTTATCGGGGCGGCTAAATGAAAGCCTACCTGCTCAGGGTTCTGGTGCAGCTTGACATTCTGGTGATGGCCGTACTGAATGGAAAAAGAAACGAGACTCTGAGTGCCTGCGCTTGGGAATTAGAGGGCGACGGTAAGTTCTTCGGATTCTGGCGTCCGGTGATCGACTGGCTGTTTAGCCCACTACAATCGAACCACTGCGCGGAGTGCCGGGCAGCGGAACAATGGAGGAAACTGCTATGAGCGAACTCAGCCCCTCGGACTTTGCGGCGCTTGGCTCAAAGCTAGAGGAAGCCGTTGATCTTGCTACAGACAAGATAGACCGTAGAGCTACAGACAGAAAACAGCCCTGGTCTATGGACCATAAGATACCTGCGGGCCTGCTCATTGCAATGGTGGCTCAGCTGGTGGTGGCAATTTGGACAGTGGCAAGTTATAAGGCCGAGATGCAGGGACAGATCGACCTAATCAAAGCAGATTCTGTAGTTATTCACCAGGGCATGGTTACCGATGCTGATGCACTTAGGGACACCATAGTTTCAATGCGTGCGCAGTTTGATAAACTAGATACTAAGCTAGACCGGATTATTGAACGTCAAGATAGGAAGTAACCATGATTGACTTGTACTTTGAACTATGGGCTGAATTCTGGGACATGTTAGGGCTCCTCCCGCTACCCCGCAAGCCTAGGGCATCTATTCCTGATGTGTGGCCCTTATGAAAAATAACTGGCCAGAGGTAATATTGGTGGGGCTAGCGTTTAGCTTTCTAGTACTAATTATCCTTAGACTAGGCTTCATTCTCTGGGGATACTTCATCAGTTGGGTACTACTATGACATTCCGCTTGGGCTTGAATAGCCAATCAAAACTCATCAGTGTGCACCCCGCGCTTGTCGCCACTGTGAACCGAGCTATTGAACTGACACCAATTGACTTTGGCGTGACTGAAGGGGTGCGAAGCGTTGCACGCCAACGCGAACTGTTCGCCCAGGGCAAGTCCAAGACGCTGAACAGCCGACATATCACAGGCCACGCGGTTGACCTGGTGGCACTGATTGCAGGGGCTGTAAACTGGGATATGCCCAACTACAAGCTGATCGCCAGTGCCATGAAAGAAGCGGCCAAGGAGTTGAACGTTGACCTCGAATGGGGAGGCGACTGGGCCACATTCCAAGATGGTCCGCACTTTCAATTATCGCGGGCGAGCTACCCAGTGCCACGTGATGCGACTGCGGGAGTCCAAGCATGAGCCGCAACGTTTTCTATCCAGGTTTTATTATCACGCCCCACGAGATTGGTGAGCAGCTAAAAGCCCTGAAGGAAAAGCTCGCACGTGAGCATGCTAGTGACCGGCAGATGTGGACAGACACAGTGATCCCAGAAAACGCATTTGACGACCTACCAGAGTCTCGCAAAGCTGAGATCAAGCGCGACAAATGGTGTAGGTAACTTACCCCGAAAGGATGCCCATAATGGACTTCTTAACCACGATTGCGCCAACGATTGCTTCGGCCTTACTTGGCCCGTTAGGGGGTATTGCTGTTGCAGGCTTGGGTAAGATACTCGGGATTGATGGTGCTGCCCAAAAGGACATCACGAAACTTATCACTGATAGCAAGATCACACCTGACCAACTTGCAGAGATTCAGAAACTTGAACTCCAATTCAAGAATGATGAAGCTGAACGTGGTTTCAAGTACAGTGAACTTCAATTCCAGGATACTAAGTCGGCTAGAGATATGCAGATCTCTACTAAGTCGCTTACCCCAAGCATACTGACTTGGATTGTGGTCGTAATCACTCTTGTATGTGAAGGCGTGATGCTATTCAATGCCATCCCCCCGGGTGCTGACCCAATTATCTTAGGCCGTATCCTAGGCACGATGGATAGCGCACTGATGTTGGTGCTAAGCTTCTGGTTTGGGTCATCGCATGGGAGTCAAGCCAAAGACGCGCTACTAGCGTCAAAATAACCGGGGAACTCCATGGTGATCTTAGATGAACGTGGGGTGGCGCACCTTGCCCCCATGGAAGTATTCTCTGTTTGTCTCACGGCATGGCATGTGCGACAAGCTCGAAGGATGGGCTCTGGGAACATGAGCATGGGGATCCGAATAGCGATAGAAAGTTACGAAAAGCGTAGACGGAAGATTCTGCCGTTTCAAACGGAGCGCCGAATAGATGATCGCCGTACCCGGGGCGGGTAATATGACGGGGTTGTATGGGTACGGATTTTTTGATCTCTTTCAGAATACAATCTAGGAGCGGCCAATCCGCGCCGTTCCTTAAGGATATATCATGGCTGAAATCGTAACTGGCACCGTCACAGGCCAAATTGACCAAACCGCGCTTTTGCAAGACCACGCCGACATCCGTCGTGAAGCTGCATTCAATACCGCTGATATTCGTCGGGATCAAGAAGTCATTGGTTCAAACATTCGTCGGGAAACCGCCAAGGAAGCAAGTGATTTGAAAGACAGTGTTAAGACCTCTGGCTGGGCCAACTCTGACCGTACAGGCACGGAAGCTGACCGTGTTGTGGCTCAAGACACTGCCTACTTCATTGCTGGTCAATCGCAAAACTTCGCAAATGCAACTGCTCTGGCCGCTCTCAAGGCCGGTACTGATATGCAGTTTGCAAACACTTTGGCTGCTATCAACTCTTCGGCACAGCAAGGCCAAGCAGCTACAGCCCTCGAAGGTGCAAAGAATGCTGCCGCTACTGCCCTTGAAGGGGCTAAAGCTGCTGCTGCTACTGCCCTTGGACAAGCACTACTGGGTCAAGCTATCGTCACAGATGGCAATGCCACCCGCGCCTTGCTTAACACCCTGAAGATGGAAGAACTGAATCGTGTTCTGGCAGAACGCCAAGCTGAGATCATCGAGCATCGTGGTGATTCCCGCCACTACCGTGATGGCCTGAGCAACGTGCAAACCAATGCACTGTCTTCGCAAATCAATGCGCTGCATAGTCAGTTCCAAGCCGCAACCCAAAAGACTGTGAACTTCGGAACCATGGGTGCAAACACCAACGCCTCCACGAACAACGTGGCTTAAGCCCATTCACAAGATGGTTTGAAGAGGGAGCTTTGGCTCCCTTTCTTTTATTGTGCGGATACTAACCTAGGAACTACAAAATGACACTTACCGAACACGCTACCCAAGACGCCCAAGCTGTTCTGGACGTACAGGCCCTTCTCAGCTCTGTGACGGCCCAGGCTGCTGCAAGTGCCAAGAGCCTTGCGGACATGGCGCCATCTGTCAGCCTAATCGACTCGATTATTACTGAGTTAGATAAAGTTGACCCCATAATCAGTGAGTCCATTAAGGCTTACCTTGTCCAGCTAAGAGGGCTACTGAACGTATAAACCCACCCAGGGCCACCCCCGTGGATTACCCAGATTGATCGGTTTATCAAACAGGGCAAACGTCATATAATTTTGCCTAATCCCGCGCAAGCTGTATCAGCTGCTACCAACCTATGGAGCACCGATGCCTTACGCGATGACATATACCAGCCTTCTAGAAGACATCCGGAACTACCTAGAACGCGGATTCACCGAGCAAAGCGACAAGATTGTTTTCAACCAGTTACCCCGCTTGGTAACACTGGCCGAACGTCGCATCTCTAGAGAACTCAAGATCCTAGGCTTCCTGAGGGCAGTACAGACCACAATGGTGGCCGGTGTTGCGGTCCTACAGAAACCCGACCGCTGGAGGGATACCGTCTCAATGAGGGTAAACTCGAAGTCGTTGTTCTCCAGATCCTACGAATATCTCCGCTCATACTGGCCAGATGAGGCTCAGCTGGGAACCCCTGAATTCTACTCTGACTACGACTATCAACATTGGTTGATTGCACCCACTCCTAGTGTAGATATGCCCGCAGAGATTATGTATTATGAGCAACCGGCCTTTCTGGGAGAAGACTCTCAAACCAACTGGTTAACAGAATACGCCCCCGACCTGCTCCTATACGCAACACTCCTAGAGGCTTCGCCATTCCTCAAGAAGGATGAGCGTCTGACAGTATGGCAGGGAATGTACGAGCGGGCCGCTCAAGCCCTTGGGGGTGAGGACCTAAAACGAATCATGGACCGGGCAGCCTCTAGGAGTGAAACATGAGTACCACGTACACCGACGTCTTTGGCGGTGCTAATATCTACCCCAGTGAGCTTAGTTATAGCTCCTTGGATCTAGCTGCGAATGTGATCTTGAACTGGCCAGAGGAGACTTCTACCTCCGTAGACCTAGCCACGCGCATCATAGACTTCACTAACTCTGGTGCGTTCACGATCACCTTACCAGATGCTACTAAGACAGGCGTAGGTCAAACTATCCTGTTCAATAACCGTGGGTCTACAAATACTACAATCAAGGACCACGCAGGGACCTCTGTGGCTACAGTAACCCCGGGTACTATCTGGCAAGTATATCTTTCCAATAACACTACAGTAGCAGGGGTCTGGCGTGCTATTCAGTATGGAGCTGCCATATCCCAAGCTAATGCCGCGTCGTTAGCTGGCACGGGCCTAACGTCTATAGGCACGCTACTTTCGCTAGCTACCCCCGTAACTACGCTCAATTCTAGTTTTACGCTGGGGGTGAATGACCGGGCCAAGCTGTTCGTATGGACTGGCGCCGGTGGCGTGTTGACGCTCCCGTCCGCAGCTACCGTGGGTAATGACTGGTTCTTATATGTGAGAAATTCAGGTACTGGAGCCGTAGTGCTGACTCCCGTGGGAACCGATATAGTTGACGGGGCTGTGTCCCTAGCATTTCAACCTGGAGAGTCCGCGCTAGTAGCCACAGACGGGACCGCGTACTATAGCATTGGGTTTGGCCAGTCAGCTACCTTCGCGTTTGACTACACGTCGATCTCAGTTGCTGGGGCAGGTAACTACGCCCTGAGCGGAACCGAATTGAATAGGATTGCGTACAGTTTCACAGGGGTACTAACCGCCAACCGGGCTATCATCGTCCCCGACACTGTCCAGCAGTACTGGATCGCAAATAATACCTCAGGAGCTTTTACTTTTACGATTAAGACCTCCGCAGGTACGGGGGTGGCACTTAATACCGGAGAGAGGGCTATCTACTACTGTGACGGTACCAATGTGGTTGACGCTGACTCATCCACGGCATCCTATCCCATCAGTGTAGCTCAGGGCGGAACTGGTGCTAGTACTGCCTCCGGAGCACGGATTAACCTTGGGGTTAGCTCTGTCGGAGAATCGCTTGTCACTGCTGTTAGCCAAGCAGCTGCGTGGTCAGCACTAGGGCCTCTTACTTCTCTTTCCGGTGGGGCATTCTGATGCCAGCGCAGCCTACTATACTCCGCTCCCAGCCTGGAGTAAAGCGGGACGGGACGAAGTTCGATGGCGACTTCTACACCGATGCCCAGTGGTGCAGGTTTCAGCGTGGGCTACCCCGCAAGATCGCGGGTTACCGCTCTATCAGTAAGTTCTTAACTGAGATCTCTAGGGGTTTTTCTACATTCTCAGAGGACTTACTCCAGTATTGCCATTCAGGTGGCCCCACGACCCTGGAGAGATTCACGATTGATACCACAAGGAATAGTTCTATCATCTCAGATAGGACGCCCACTGCGCTTGTGGATTCAGCAGATAATCAATGGATGTTTGACGTGGAGTTTGACTCCTCTACCACTAGCAACCTGCTGATCGCACACGTTGCGCCCAATGGCACCTCAATCGACAATTCCGCAGGTGGCCAGATATTCACGGGTGACGTGGTAGGAATAGCCGCTCTCACTGCAGTTACACTCCCAGCGGGGGCTAATGCTACAGGCGGCATTGTTTCCCTGCACCCCTATCTTTTCTACTATGGGTCCTCAGGTATTATTGGGTGGTCTGTAGCTGGTGCGCCTACCGACTTGGCCGGTGCCGGATCGGGCATAGCTCGTGTGTGGGGCCAGAAGATCGTCAAAGGCATGCCACTCAGGGCCGGTGCTGGCTCTGCCCCTGCGGGCATCTTCTGGGCCAACGATGCGGTAATCCGGTCGTCCTTCACGGGCGGCTCAACCGTATTCCAGTTTGACGTGCTGGCTAGCGATACCTCCATCATGTCCCCCAACTCTGTGGTTGACTACGACGGGGTATTCTACTGGATCGGGGTAGACCGACTCTTCACCTTCAATGGTGTAGTGCGAGATGTTCCAAACACGATGAATCTTAACTGGTTCTTTGAGGGTGTCAACCCAGCACAACGGTCTAAGGTATTTGCATTCAAGGTTCCTCGCTACGGCGAAATTTGGTGGTGTTACCCACGGGGTGCAGCTACTGAATGTACCCATGCCATCATTTATAACGTACGCGAGAATAGCTGGTACGATACAGAACTCCCGTTAGATGGCCGTACTGCAGGATGGTCGAATAACGAGTTGGCCTGCCCTATCTTGACCGGGGCACTGCATACTTCTACGGGATATCAAGTGTGGCTACACGAGCAGGGCCTAGACGCCATCAGTGGGCAGAATATCAGGCCCATCCGCTCCTACTTTGAGACAGCTGACTTATCTACACTGGGACAGGGTCAGAACACCGGAATGCGAATCACCTCTATCGAGCCTGACTTCATACAGAAGGGTGAGTTGACTGTACAGGTCACAGGGCGAGCTAATGCCAGAGCCCCCGAGGTACTCAGCAGCCTGTTCACGATACCCGAGACAGCCTCCGAACCATACGAGCAGATCGTTATGTTGAAAGAACAACGCCGAGAGCTACGTGTACGGTTCGAGTCGAATACAGTCGGCGGTGACTACCAGATGGGGCAAGTGCTCGCGCACATGGATACCGGAGACGGTACTACACTGTGATAGTAACCTCCCCCATCAATATGTCCCTGAAGGACTGGGCTGACCAAGTAGTCATAGACCTTGATAGCTTTGGCGCTTTAATCAAGCTCCAAGACGAGGTACATTGGCAAGACTGGGCCGCTCAGTTTCTATTAAATGCCCGCATAGGCCTGACCCCACCAGACCCATACTCGTTCTCTGATTGGCGAGATTGGGCTGAACGGTTTTGTGGCACTGTGTCATGAAGTATATTGGATTTAATCGAGAGGATGAAGCCATCGAGTGGGCTAAGAATGTTATTGGTATTGATGGTCCTGTGGGACTCTGCCGGGCCATGTCTGCTGTTGACGCTACTGGCGCTTTTGTCTTGGTGGTGGTTCTGAGTAA